CAGATGCTAACATGGTATTGACTACTAATGCTGCCAACGTTGGAAATGAATTTAGTTGGACATTCGCAACTGACGGTTCATTGACACTTGCTGGTAATCTAATATCAAGCGGCGCTAGCCCTGCACCAAGCATTAGTGGTTTCTCATCAATAAGTACGCTTGTATCTTTAAATACTCCTGTTGCTTATAGTTCATTAACTGCTATAGCAGGTTTAAGAGCATTTATAAATGATGCTAATTTAGTAGCAGCCGGTAACTTCGGACAACAAGTTAGCGGTGGCGGTGCTAACTCAACTCCTGTTTGGAGTGATGGTACTAATTGGTATATAGGCTAAACAGCCAAAAGGAAAGGCCCCTTGCGGGGCCTGCCTTTTTGGACACTTGCGTGATTTACTCAGCAGGCGTCACAGCGTTGAGAACATCCTCAACAGTAGCCTCCGACTTAGCGGGCTTCTTAGCACGGCTCTTGATAGCGTCAAGCGAGGGCTTAGCCTTAGATGCCTTAACCTTCACTTCACCCTTACGTGCTTCTTTCTCACGATCAGAAAGACTATCAGTGATAGTTGCCTGATCACTGGGGCTAGCATACTCGGGACGAGTAAGCATATACTTGAGTGCCTCAACCTTAGTCATTTCTGACGGCAACTCAATAAACTCACAACGAGTGGCTCCACCTTTAGTGAACTGCTTAACACGGCGAACCATGTCATCAGTGAAACGCACCTTAGCGTTGCCATTGTGAACAGTGATACCAACAACCTTAAAAGTCTGACTAGACATAACAATTACCTCATTTAATTAACAAAGTGCGACATTGCACAGATATAATGATAACACATGTCGCTGTTTGTGTCAACCATTATCTTACCCAATTTATACGGGGCAAGCCGATTCTGAAATTAATAGACGACCGTACATCGCCTTGGCCATTTGGATTGCTTGGTAAGGGTTATCGGCGTTGAGAACAACACGTCCAAATCCTGCACCCGGCTCATCCTTATACTTCACCAGTACCCAATAACTATTCATCGATTGTACCAAAGAAAAGTTACACTAAGAACGACTAGAGCAAACCAAAATGCAGACTCTAGCCACCAAAAGTAAGTATACAATATTTCCTTAATTTTGTCAAGCATATCAAACCGTCACATTCTGCCAAGTGTCCGGCGTACCAGTCAATACGTAGGGCTTGTTCCACTTGCCGATATTGATATCGCAATAGTATGCGGTGTCGAAATAATCGGTCATTGCATCACTATTGTCGTACCAACCTGCGGTCTTGAGGGCCACAAAAGCCTCGGCCAAGAAAGCCTTAGCATCACCATCATAGTGATCTTGGAACCAGTAGGGGTTAACGTCAGAGTAACCGCTAGTATTCGGGCGAAAACCGCGACTCACTTGATAGTGACTGGAACCACAAACACGGTTGCTGTTACCGATAAAATCGATAGGACCAGACTTGACCGTAAGACAGATGGTGCTATGATTGCGGACACTCAGCGAGGCCTTAACCTTGTACTTAGCAAGCACGGGCTTGAGGGCTTGTGCGATTTTTGCTTTGCGTTCCTGATTCATGTAAGCCATTTCGTATCTCCGTTTTCTCAGTTTCAATACTATGTATTATACAGCCAAACCGATTATTTGTCAAGCCTTTTTCGCAACTTTTTTCCTGTTGCGAATCAACAACTTACAGTTCCTGTCCGTACGTAAAGTTCGGTTCATCACTTTCCATCATGGAATCTAGTGTGTCCGTAACCCAAATTAGGGGAACATTTAGCAGTTTAGCAACCTTCTCTGGTTCCACACCCTGCATTAGATACTCCTGAATTTGGATATTGATATCGCTCATCCTACTCATTCTGTCACTTCCAACATGTTAGCAGGGACTCGCCACTGGGTAGCGAACAACCCATTAGATTTGGCAGCCTCACGTACAATCACAAACTTGCGATTGACCTTGGTCACGTTACCAATAACGATACCACCGGTTCGGCTATTGACAAACTTGACCTTCTCTCCGATAGTCAAGCCTCGCTTAACTTCCTTAGTGATTTGGCCCCTACGGAACTTGATAGCACTAGCAATCGAATTCAGTTGGTCGTTGGTAAAGTCACCAAACATGATAGCACTATTAACGTCTTGAATCGTAACCATTTCTAAGTCCTCTGTATCAGTCTCAATACTACGTATTATACACCCAAAGCCATTTATTGTCAAGCCTTAGGATCCAGTGCTGAGGACCAGGGTGTCCCCAAACTTCTTGAAATTCTCAATAAAAACGTGATGGTCATCGCCACTGTCACGGATACAAGCATTAGCCGCAACATAGAGAGCGGCCCAAGTAGCACCGTTGATTTCGGTTGAAACCTGACGGCTACCCCAATGATCCTTGTAGACCACACGGGTCACACCCTCAAACGTATGACGGTCGCTAAGATTGTCAACCTCATAGATTGACCAAATCGCGGAGAGGCCGAGATCCTTCTTGACCTGATCAAAATGATCGGACTTAGTACTGAAAGCCTTGCTTTCCTGTGCATAAGCACCACTAAGTGCCTCACGGATCTTTTCAGCGGCAGTCTTAGAATCCATGCCCTGATATTCCATAGCCCAGAGGGTGTTGTGAATGGTCTTGAATTCTTCAGCAGTCAGAGTAACATTGCAGTTCATTTGCGAGTCCTGTTTATCAGTTTCAATACTATGTATTATAAACCCAAACCGATTAATTGTCAAGCCTTTTTAGCAAGAAAATTTGTTGTTTAAAAACAACAACTTACACGTCCTCCCAGTCACCATTGCGGTGCTTGGGGCGGCGCTTGTATTGATTTTTTGGGTTTACAACCTTAGGTTGGAAGGGCAGGTCCCGATCAAACAGTGGCTTGTGGGCACGGGTTTTCGGGCGCGGAATCTTGAACGAAAGAGTTTCTTTTTTCATGATATGAGTAGTATATACCCAGACCGATTATTTGTCAAGCCTTTTTCTTAAATTCCTTATCCACGTAATATTGGATAAGTTTGCGCTGGATCATGGTTACAAGATCACCGTGGTCATCGTCAATAATGAACCGTACCGGGCACTTGCCCCAAGAACGGTTTTCGTTGAAACTAGCGAACCAACGTCTATGATCCTTATTGCTAGGATCGAAGGCAACATATGGTCTACAGTAATATTGAAGTTTGGACATTGTATAACTCTATTTATTCAATTGAAAATCGTACACTGGTTACAGATTTAATTGTAAAACTACGCCAACCCTTTGCATCCAAATCGTAGACGGCTAATACGTCCTCAGATTTTTTGCGTTTGGATTCGGCACCTTCCTTTACATCTACCTTAGGTAGATGTTCGGGATTCAATGTGCAATTCATGACACGTTCAGTACCATCCTTTTTGTTAAAGGTAACTGTAACTTTATCATTTACTTGCAACATACCTTTAAGCCAATGTGTAAACTTAGACCAATCCTTATCAGTCCAATGTGCGGTTGGCTTGTAATTCTCTGTTAGTACATCAAGTCGTTCCATGTTCTACCTTATGCTTTTCAATTGCGTAACGTAATGCCTCTTCAACAAACTCATTAATGGTCATGTCACGGCGATGCGCTTCCAATGCTAACTCTAGCATTTCCTTGTCTGAAAAATCAAGTGGCACCTGTACACGATCATCAAAGGCTCGATTATTAAAAATAGCGTTAGCCTTTTCATAAAAGTCAGTTTCTACTTCTAGGTCACACCAATTAACACCATCCCAAGCATTGTTAGGATCAATACCTTTAACCTCACACTCACTAATATATTCTTCTTTAGTGTTAGGGTTTAGCCAACGATAAGGGCGTACATTATCGTCCCTACTGTTAACAGTGGCCTCATAGATTTCCTGCGTTATAGTGTCAAATAGACAGGAGCCGTGTGCATAGTCTGATTCAAAATCAAGATATCTAGCATTGGGCCCATAGCAGTCCCATTGATAGTCACTACCGCCAATAATTTTAAATTCAAACGATTCACAAAGGTCTTTTAGTTGCATGTTTATTCCTATATCAATAATCAAAGTGTACTATACCTAATGTATAATGTCAACCTTTACGTGACCTTTTTTTCGGCAATCAATGTTTCAAGTGTGTTAAACAATTTTTGGAACTTAAGATTGTACAGTTCCTCCATACCGAGCAACATATTACTAATCTTATCCTCACGATTGGGCTCTAGTGGAGCATCCAATACATACTCTGTAACATGACGAAGGTCACTGGTTACATTCCAGCATTCCAAAATTTGTTGTTCCAAATCAAAACGGTCGGTCATTTTTAAACTCCTTTTGTACAAGTAATCTTATCCATACTATACATCATAACAAAGTTCCCAATGTTAAATATACCTAGCAACGATAGAAAAAGAACGAAGGCTCCAAACCAAGCAAATATTGTTTTCATTCTTCAACTCCGAAATGTTCTTTAATGTCTCTGCTGGGGCTGTCGGATCCAGCGGCAATGCCCGCACATTCTTCTACAATCAACTCGGCAAACTTTTGATTATAAATTTCCCTACCCTCAGTAAAAGAATAAAGACGATTATGGACTCGTTCCAGATGTGCTAATTCATCCTTAGCAAGTCGTTCAGCCTGGTGAGCAAGTTCTTTAATTCGTTCGTTCATTCTTCTAATCCTAATTCTTAGGCCAGCCCCAAACAAAACCAGTGACAAAACCTATCACATAACAGGCCAGCAATGCCAAACCAATCTCGTTCACGCTTCAACTCCTTGAACCATTTCATCCAATTCTTTTGCCAAGTCATTCATACGATAGCGACCTTCTATCTTGGAACCGATGTAGCGATTATCATAGTAATCACCGTTTTGGCGTTCACGCTCGTCTAAATACTCTTCTAACACTTCAGTAAACTTTCTCATTCTTCAACTCCGAAATGTTCTTTTAGACCTTGAATATTATCATAACACTTTTCAGCACAAATTTCAAAATTTGATTGAAAGGTAGGGTCATTTTCTGTCCCAGAGAGATTATATAATCTCTCTGCTTCATTGTCGAGATATTGGCAACATTCTTTCACAATCAATTCGGCGAACTTTTCAGCAAAGTATTCTTGTTCTTCACTGGCATAAGGTGCATGAGCATCTGCCCAATCTTGAGCCTGTTCAATAAGTAGTTTAATTCGTTCGTTCATTTTCTCACCTCAAATAATTCTGCATATTCATCCGCATCCTCTTTATCACGGAACGGACGCATCTCCAATAGATTGTCATCCTCATCAAAAACCATGACTTGCCATACAGTACGGACCTCGTCCATATCAAGGCAAACTTCAGCATACTTTATCATTACTTGACTCCGAAAGTGTTAAGAGCAGGTTGCATGGTGTTAATCAATTCTGTCTCACGTGCATGAGCAGCCTTCTTGCCACGCACAACCTCAACAACACCATAGACGAAAGCCTCAGCACCAAACTTACGCAAAGCACGTGATAGGCCCCATGACTTGTTTTCAGTCAAAGCACGTTGCCAATGCTTTTGCATGCGACGGTGTAAGGTACGCTTGACGTTACCGTTGTAGTTAAGTGCAGTAAGACCGATATAGTAATCACCTGTCGCTACATGTTCAATGTAGTAGATTACCTGATTACGATCGGATCTGCGTTTCCGTGTTTTCAGCATATTTGTATTATATGCCCAAATCGATTATTTGTCAAGCCTTGTAAGTGCTTAATTTTTAAGCAATTTTCCCTGCAAATCTTGTTGTTTTTTTGCAACATCTAGTTCCCAAGGAAGTTTACTGTAGTCTTTATACAACATTCTTGCAGGATCGACCCTATAGACTTGACCCTCCCAAACATACTTGCCCTCTCGACTCTTGGCCAATTTCCCTGTGTGTATCTGCTCTAAGTGTATTAGTTCGTGCAACAGGGGTATAAAAATGTCGTTTAACTCTAAATCGAAATTAATTGTGATTCTTTTGCGTGATACGTCAGTTTGTCCGTACATGCTAGGTCCCATACGTTGAAATTCAATCTCAACAATGTCAGGTAATACTATATGAGGCCGAACCTGCTCGACAATCTTACAGGCTAGGCTTTCTTTGTTACGATCATACAGTCCTTTAGCATAAAATATTTTGACTTGCATCAGAATATTTATTTACATAGTAGGACCGTTTCCACTACGCATACCAACTTGTCCACCTTCTTCTTTGATTCGTTTGATAACATCCTCAAATAAGATAGGCCTAAAATCAGTCTGCTCAACGCAAACGCAATGGTATCTAACATCAACTTTACCATGTTTATCTAATACACGATTAGCATGCAGGTGACCGTGAATGTTGACACCAAAGCGACCCAGTGATTCATGGTGTACAGGGATATGACTTAAGATCATACCGTTCATGACATGGTATCCTCGGATATCTCTAAAGTGTTCAGTGTAGTCAGACAATTTAAAGATATCATGGTTACCCTTGATCAACACCTTATCACCATTCAATCTATGTAATGTTTTTAAGGCACGACGGTTGATAACCACATCACCTAAATGGTACACTTTGTCGTTGGGCTTTACAACTTCGTTCCAACGCTTGACCATTTCTTCATCCATTTCTTCCGGAGTATTCCATGGGCGTAACTTAGTTACGCCGTCACTATGTGTGAAATGGCAAACACCTAAATGCCCAAAATGTGTGTCGCTAGTTAAAAATACGCTAGGCATGATACTCTCCTTAATATAGTATATTAACAAATTATAGGATATTTGTCAACCGATTAAATATTTGTATGGCTACGTTGACAGACTTTATAGTAAATTGGGGTGAGGTTATCGAACTAGATTTCCCTAAATGGGATTTGAGTAAGATGATGGATATTCTTAATAAACATCCTGGTTGGAAAGAATATCAACCACATAAGCCGGGTTACAACAGATATGGATTAAGCGTCACTAGTCTAGACGGTGGGTTCAGTGGTAAGCCCGACTTGTACAGTTTACGTGAATATCAAAAGATGTATGGTGAATCATACAATGAAATGAGTTTTACAAAACGCACTAATGTTGTACAATTCTTACCTGAACTAAATGAGTTCTTAGATTTTTGGGAGCCTAACTTAGGTCGCACACACTTCTTACGTTTAGATAGAGGAGGGTTCTTTCCACCACATCGTGACAACGGAGCACTAGTAGCAGTACCTACGTTTAGAATATTAGTGCCAATACACAACTTCGGTATTAATGATATGAAGTGGATACAGGAAGAACGTGTACTAAACTTGACGTTGGGTCAAACATACTTCATCAATACTAGCAGATTGCATAGCCTTTTTAGTTATGTAGATAACTGCGTTATGTTAGTATTAAACATAGGAGTTGATGAAAAGATACTTAGTAAAATGGTTAAGAAAATTGTTGCCCTTTAAATGTTTTCATAATGATTGGCTAGATGTATCGGGAATGATGATGCGAACTGGAGCGTATCATAAACTTAATCTTGATTATAGTTTTTTTGATAATATTAGGTTTGATGATGTTTCGTTAAAGCAATACAGAATAGATGCCGCCAAATTATGTGCAGAAAGTTTAGGAAATAAACCTGCTTTATGCTTCAGCGGCGGTGTAGATAGTCAAGCAATGATTATGGCATGGCGTGAGGCCAAATTAAATACCGATATTTTCATACTACGTTTTGACAATGATTTGAATAGTCAAGACTATAATCATGCTGTAGAATTTTGTAAGAAAATAGGTATAGATTATAATGTTATTAACATAGACATTACAAATTTTTTAAGTAGAGAAAATTATAACATTGGAATCAAATATAAATCTGCTAGTCCACATTTCAATGTTCATTACAAACTAGTAGAGATATTACGTGATCGTGGATACACCGGCGTTTGTTTTGGTGGGCAAGCACCCAACAAAAACTTTAATACTTGGGGCAAAAACTTTGAAAAAAATCCTTTAAATTTTGTAAGAATTCAAGATGTGTTTGAGATTCCTGTACAGGGAAGTTTCTTAAGTTATTATCCACAACTTGCATGGGCAATAACACTGTTAACAGAATCGTTTGATGAAGATCAAAAACCCGAAAATACTAGAACAGAAAAAGATTTCACTAGATTAATAAACATTAGATACCCATTAAAAGTTTTAGGATATCAAAGAGCAGGTTTTCCTGTAATACCACAAGAAACAAAATTTACAGGGTTTGAGTTAGTAAAAAAATATTTTGAAAATCTAACCGGGGATGGTTGGACTTTTGAAAAGAGATTTAGATTTCCATTAGCAAAACTATTTGATACAGATTTTAAATCTTATCAAATTGAGGTTGATCAGGTTATCAGTAATAAGTTAGAATCAATTTACTTGAATAACTTTGGATCTGATTTCCGCTCCTCTACCGGGATTAGCGTATAGGTTGGCGCCCAAGTAATTAACATTATCGACAACAGTATTTGATGCTACCCATAGCATGTTGTTCAAATGAATAAGATACGGACTAGTGGTTTGATTTATTAGTCTGTTATCCTTATAAGGATTTATGTGAGTAACTAAAATCTTAAACGTAGTTACATTTAATTCCCATTTCTTAATTTTCTTTTCTACTTCTTCGTGCTTGCTGTTTACCCAGTCTTGTGTAGCCCATATAGGTACTATACCATGACTCACATTAGAACTTGTTTTTGGTTTTTCAACAAACTTGTTTATGTCATAAGTCCATTCAGCAACGTAGTTCTTATACCAATTCGTTTCCTTCCAGTCACCGTTGTAAGAAACAATCTTTGGAAATCCGTATGTGCAGAATACATCAACTGATTCCCCATTTTTTAAATCAATAATCATACTGTCATCGTGGCACCAATGTAAGTTCTTTGGCCATTTAGGATTCGATGCTTTTCTTATCTTAATGTTATTTTCCATCTCTCCCGTGAATTTGTCCATGACTTGCCAGTATCGTTCTAACTCCCCTAAATTCCATACAAACTGAATATTGGGGTACTTTAAAGATAGTGTTTCTGCGTATAACGCACTACGTTTAGCATGTCCTATATTTCCGTTAATTATAACTAGGTCAACATCAGGTATAGTTTCATCTACGGGGTCACAAAACTCATTATGGCCTAAGTCTAGGTCACTTATAACATGTACTTTTATCATTTAGATATTTAACTCTATGTCCAATCCTTGTTTTTTTTCGATTTTAAGGAAAAAGATAAATACATTATAAATGACTGGAGTTTAAAATATGAATATTAGAGTGAATTTCAGCGGCACCGAACATAGGGATGCATTTGCTGACAGATTCAAATTGGATATACCTGCAGGGGTAGACCATTTGGATGTTCCGTGGCATCTGCTTAACCATGTTAAAAATGATCCAAATGCATCAGATTTTTCTGCATTGGATACTGCTACTGAACATGAATTTATTGTCAAGGGCGACCTTAATACTATTTCCTTACATGCTACGGTCAAACAAGATTTAGGTATGGGGTTCTACTTAGTAAGTACGACTGATGGTACGACACTAAGCAAGAATGTAGAAACCATAGATATCAATAGTCAGCCAATGAATTTCTTAGATGTTAGTAACATAACATCAATGAACGGCACTCCTAGTTCATTAGATCCATTAAGTTCAGAAGGTCAGTGGGCTAGAATTCGTGTTGCTAGCAGATACCGTCCATTACAAACATCTTTTTCAGTACATGAAGTAAATTATAAAAGCACTCCAGAATTCTATGTGATGGATACCGGTATCAACTTCAATCACGTTGAATTTGATAACCCCGATCTAGTCAAAGTAAACTTCTATGCCTTACCTGTATTCAACGGAGACTTTTCTGATGATGTAGGTCACGGAACATCTGTAACTAGTATGGCTGTAGGAAAGAATATTGGTGTTGCTAGCAAAGCAAAAGTAATGAACGTTAAGATTGGTAGTTCTACTCACAATGCAACACTCATAGAAGTAGGTATGGCTATAGATGCTATTCTAACAGAAATTAGTGCGAACCCAAATGTGTCTAGAGTTATTAACATGTCATGGGGTATCCCACGATCAGGTTGGCTAGATGCTAAAGTACAAAGTTTACTAGATGCCGGAGCAACTGTAATTTGTGCGGCCGGTAACTCAGGTATCAGTGTTGAAGATATTAGTCCTGCAGGTATGGATAATGTTATTACTGTTGGTGCTATTGACCGTTATGATATCCCAGCCGGCTTCAACAATATCAGCCCAAGTGATTCTGGATTAGTAACATCCGCTGGTTTAAGTTTAGACATATTTGCTCCCGGAGATGAAGTTTTAGTTGCTAAGGGCATAACAAATAATGAGTACTTTGTTGCGTCAGGAACATCTTTTGCTTGTCCGTTAGTAGCGGGTGTAGCGTTAGAGGTATGTGCGTTGAATGAGACACCATGCTTCTATGATTTTATTAAAAAGACAATTATTGATACTGCGACAGAACACGCATTACTTTTTGAAGATGATAAATTTAGTGAAAATCAAAACAGATTAGTTTATCTGTATACATCTGATCCATTAGCAATGTACAAGAATTCAGATATGGTTTCATATCTAGGTATACACACTTCTGATCCTACTAGTACTATTATCGCAGACCTTAATAGTGCGTTAGATATTGCACACTTTAAAACAATATATCCAGATGATACAGTTGTGTATTCTATTGAATGGGTAGATCCTGCACAAGAACCAGTATACGGTTCGTTTTTAGCAGTTGATCCTGTTACAGGTGTTGTAACTATCAGCAAGCCTACAGTAGCACTTCCTGAAGAAACTAAACTTGTAATGGTTAAGTTTACAGGAGTCGCAACTACATCTAGAGTTAAGATTAAAACAAATACTCTTTTCTTCTTCTATAACAATCCTGCATATCAGGATACATTAGAATCTGATATTACTCTTGCTTTAACTGATATTAATAGCATAAGTTTCTTTGCTAGTTGGGCCGGTCCTCTTAAATAAGAGATGAAGATTACCGAATATATAGAAGACATTCCCTCAGCACACTGGTTTGAAAAAAAGGTTCATGCTCACATCTATGAAGATGCGTTGGATGAGCCTTTTTTTAATAGATTAAAAAGAGCCATTACAATACTGTTTAGAAACAAAGCAGTAACATATAAAACTCATAGAACTACTTTTGTTTTTGATGGTCAAAATCAAAAAATTGTTTCTCATAAACAAAACAACAGAGAACAGCAAGTAATCTATGATTTAACATTTGAGCGTGAGTGGTTTTATCAAACAAAAGAATCAGTAAAAGACTGGTCAAACCAATGGTTGCTTAACAATATTAATCCTGTATTTTATAAGTATCTAAAATATTTCGAAACACAAGCACCTTTTTCGTATGAGCCAAACAAATGGATTCCTTTCCGTTGGCATGCTAATGTTGTTTCATATGAATGTTTTTTAAGTATGCACTATGATATGAATCATTTGTATTTTAATACCAAAGATTCCAATTCTGCAAGAGCGTTGAGTTTGACATTTTATTTGGATGATCAAAAAGAAAACACCGGTGGACAGTTGTGGTCTGATAGCGGATTTGTTTATACACCAAAAATAAATACCGGGGTTTGTATAAACGGAAATGAATTTCTGCATGGAGTTAATGCTAACATGGATTCTGATTCTACACGCACTGAACCTAGATTAGCATTTACTACCAGATGGGCTCATGTAGATGATTTATTGCTACCTGGACACCCGAGCAAACTACTCTATAAGTTAGAAGAATGAATAGAATTAGCAAGATAACATTTGATGAAATACTGCCTATATGGCAAATACTATTATGGCCAAATAGAACTAGTAAGATAGAACCTAATAGTGCAATGTGTTTATTAGGCGGATATGATATGTATAACATGAACACGGAACCAACCTTCTTTGGTTACTGGTTACATGGGGACATAGTAGGTGTTAATAGTGGCCACATGTGTAAGGATAATCATTATCGTTCACGTGGACTTTATGTTAAAGAGAATTTTAGGGGATTGTATATAGGCAGAGATTTGCTACTTGCGACTATCGAACAAGGTCGTAGTGAAGGTGCTAGCCTATGTTGGAGTTACCCACGACAAACAAGTTGGAATGCTTATAAGAGTGCGGGATTTACCTTAGCGTCAGACTGGGAAGCCAGTGAGACTAGTGACAGTAATGCATACTGTCGATATGATTATTAATACCAAACGCCTTCGTTGCGCCAGCGTTTAGTAAATGTGAGATAGCAACTACAAATACCATAGTTGCGCAACTTTACTGTACTGAATAAACCTCTGTCAGGTATTTCAGGTAATACAACAATACTATTGTTGTTAGTAGGTACATTACCAAACACCCATTGATGACCACTGCTTGTAGTTACATAGTCGGGCGTTGGGTCAGGTACTGTAAAATAATTAGGATATAGTTTGATTGGCTGTGCTTGCAACCATGTATACATGTCATTGTTTCTAGCATTGAGCCAAAAACGATTGCCTTGTAAATATCTAGGGGTCACTTCAACCATTGGTTGTTGACTACCTAAATATATCTTATCATCTATACGCCAAACATCGACCATGCAGGAAAATCCTGCATTAAAGGATCTTCCTATTTGGTCTGGTGTATTTTCATCTTCGAAGTTTTGTCCGTCAAAAATACCACGATACGATATATATAACATCTAGTATTTATGATTTGGAGCGGGTAGCGAGAATCGAACTCGCAAATAAACCTTGGCAAGGTTTCAGGTTACCATTACATCATACCCGCATTATTTGCCCTGTCCACGATACTTTTTAAAACTTTTCTTTTCGTTCTTATTAAGGCTGCTTGTTTTTACTTTGCCGCCCTGTTTAGTTCTCTTAACAACTGAATTAATCTTGCTGCCTGAACTTTTTGCCATGTTATCGTAGACTCCTTAAGTTAATGGTGGACCTGACAAGGATCGAACTTGCGACCTACGGCTTGCAAAGCCGCCGCTCTCCCAACTGAGCTACAGGCCCATATTTTTATTTATTACGTATTAGGCACTACGTCAAAAATTATCATTAAACGATAGTCATCACTGTTATTGATTGGACTATGCGGAGCATTACACATCAATCTAAATACTGATCCAGTTTCACTTAAACTATGCTTCTCACCACAAACTTCCATATAACATCCTTCGGGAGCATTTACAGATAAAAAGAATCTGGGTATTGACCTTTTGTCTATATGCTCTGGTATGTAAGAGTTAGGTTTCAAAGCCGCATATTTTATTACGGTTGTCCTATACTCTTTATACTTTGTTTTTAAAAACTCATTTACCTTAGCAACAACTTCAGCAGTATATGAATTTTGAAAATCTTTCACTATGTTATTGACGTTGAATGTTATATCACCTCCACCGTCATTGTCATCAGTACCATCTAACCAAACTGGATCAATATTTTCATCTAGCGTTGATGGATAGTTAATGAGTAACTTATAGTAAAAAGGGGTAGATGCTCTATGATCTAATGTTCTACTACCTACAAAATTTTCAGTTCTATTAAACATGTCATTCTTTGTACCAATGGCATGCCATTCATCATAGAGTTTTTTACTATCGATTTCAAAGAATCCTATTTTATAAAAATAATTACGCATCAACTATTTATTATTGGAGCGGGTAGGGAGAGTCGAACTCCGCGATCTTCAGCTTGGAAGGCTGCTGGACGCCCCTTGTCCTGTCTACCCGCATATTGGTTGCAGAGGACGGACTCGAACCGCCGACCTTCAGGTTATGAGCCTGACGAGATGCCACCTTCTCTACTCTGCGCCATATATTTATAGCAAACCTTCGCTACGCAAAACGTTTGCCGTAACCTCACTAAGATTTACCTTAGTGCTTACATTCGCTTCCAAGATTTGATCTTGGAGTGCTTGCTTCTCACGCTTAAGCGCAGAAACACGATCCTTAAACTCCTTCACTTCAGCATCGGTTGTAACACCTGAAGTGAATTCGTTATAGCGGTCGTACAGTGATAGACGGCTGTCTTCCTTTGCTGTACGCAACTTTTGAACCTTACCCTGTACTACTTCAGGGCTAATACGAACCTGACGTTCAGCCATTTTCTGATTGAAACCAATCAACTTGTCAAGCAATGCAACCTGAGTCAACATGGTTGTGATGCGTGAGAAGTGATTAGCGTTAGCCACTTCTGTACGAATATCGTACAGTGCTTTAGTCAATGCAACCTGGCGGTCGAATGACACACGTGCTTCACGTGCCTTATTGCCGAGGATTGCCTCAGCATCCTCAAACTCATTGAGGGTTACACTATCAACAACACTAATGCCTTTCAATAGGTCATTAACATTATTTTGAAGTGCATTTGCTTTACGAAGTGTGATTTCCATTATATACCTCTACGTTAGTTAAATTAGAAACAGAATCAAGAAAGTAAGTAACCAACATTACAATATGCAATTTGCAATATACAATATACAAAGCACAGAGGCTTATATATTTCTAGTCAGCAAAATACAAGAATGTTAGTT